GATTTGTTTGTCTAATCATAGCACCCAAAGAGCGAAAGAATCCTCCTAACCCCCCAATATGAACTCCATCAGGATTAACCATATTCATCATGGCAAAATTTCTAAAAAATAAATTTAAACCATCTAAGATTAATACTCTGTCGTGCCTTTTCGGAGGAGTCTCTTCCCCTTGCTCCTGAACTGTATCCAGGAGTTTAAATAACTCTTTGTGTTTCATGTTTTTGTTTTAAATGTCCTGCTCGTCGAAAAGTACAGGTGTTACATCTTCTTGGTCTTCTACAATTTTGAATGTTCCTCCACCCAAGATTTTTGTCCATTCATCTGAATGTTCTTTCTTGTAGGCATTCTTATCTTTATCAGTATCTGTAATAAAACCATGATTTGTCATAACAATTTTACCTCTTGATTGCATACCATTAACATGGTTTTTATCAATCTGTAAATTTGTTCTTTTACCCCATTCTACTTGCTTACCACCTTTAATTGCTTTAATCTTAGATGTACCGGCATTAGATACATTACCAAATGTAACTACGAATGTTGCATCATACCACATTGCCATTCCACCTTTGTTCATCATCTTTGGTTGCCCCATAGGTGATTCTGCTTTGGCGGTCCATACTTTATTAATACAACAAAGTGTATTAGTAAATGGTGATGATTCTTTACGTGACATTACAATGCTTTGGTTAACTGTATTGCCAAATTGTGTTGACATTGCACCTGCATTCCATTCATTGTTATTTTTTAGTTTTTCAACTGACATTGCACAAGGAATAGATCCAATTGAATCCCAAAAGAATGCTAAGTCATAAGGTAAATTACCTTTTTTCTGTTCATTCTGTAGGTCCATAATAAATGCTGCTACGTCTTCAATTGTATGTAATGTTTCTCTATCAACATAAATGAAATTACCTTCATAATCTACAACATTACCTTCCTCATCTTTGATTAATTTAACTTGTAATCCCATTTGAGCGGCATGTTCCCAGTTCCATTTCATCTCAGTAATAATAAAAACAGGTAATACCCCCATTTTTTGTGCTGATACCGCAGCTTCAAGTAAAGCTGTTGTTTTACCCGTATCAGAGTGTCCTCTGAGTAATGAAATATGTCCCATGGGTATACCTGGAACACCAGCAATTTCCTGAAAAGCTGGAGATAATGGAATCCATTTTTGTTCCTTAAATTTGACATTTTTATCTAAACCTTTAGAAGATTTAAATTTATTTAAATCAAATTTGCTCTTAATCTCGGCGGACACTGCCGCCGAGAGAGACTTGGATGCTTTTCTTGCCATATTTAGAAGGGTAGATCATCAGTTTTATTATCTTCACTGAACATTGAGTCAAAGGCATCTGCTTTATTCTTCTTAACATTACTAGTATCTAAACTAAAATTACTACTAGGTGTTGATGTTGGTGCAGTTGTAACTACTTCTTCAGCATCTTCTTCAACTTCAGGTGATAACCACTTTTCTAAAGCAACTTTCATTTCATCAAATGTGAATTTTTTAAATAATCCTTCATTTGGGTTTGGTTGTTCGCTTGTCCATTGTTCTACTTGTTTAGCATCTTCACTTAATGGTGAAGTTTTTAAACGAACACGTACTGATGATTTATTATAAGGAGTACCTGTTGATTCTGGTCCTACTGTTTCTACTGTAAGGTCTCTACCATTTACAATATCTGTGTAATCCCCAATTTCATCATCAACAGCTAATGCTAATAATTCTTCATATACCATTTTACCAAATTGCCATAATCTAGTACCTTTATCTTCTTCACCTCTAACTATTACAGGAACAAAATAACGGGTTTTTGGGTCTAATTTCTTAGCCATAACAAAATTCTCTTTAGTATACTCTTCTCTAAGCTTTGCAGCAAATAGAGCAATAGGATCTTTTTCACCATAATTAAGGGGTGAAAGCATCACTTTGTTAGTAATACCATAGTAGAATTTTAATTCAGAAAATGGGTTTGATGGGTTGTACGCTGATGGTACGATTCTAATTTGTTGTTTACCAATTGTAGGTCTCCAATAAATTGTTGAGTAATCAGTTTTTGTACCTGATTGTTGTTTTGATTGAAGCCCTTCTAGCTTCTGTTTAATTGCATTTAAATCCATAATGTAACTTTTATTTATTTATAACTTTATTTATGTAATCGGAATATACGAACCAGGGTTCGGGGAGCCAAACTAAACTTCAAGAATTTTGTAAATTTTTGTATTTAATTGGTTTAGTGTATTATGTTGAGTAAGTAGAATGCAGTTTCTGTAATGTTGCCAATCAACTCTAAATTTAGTATCAACGATACCTCCATTTAACCCTTTAATTAATTCATTTAGGGCATTAATAGTATATAAGGTATTTGATTCTTTTTTTCTATGTACTAAGATAGTATTAGGTGGAATAGATTCAACATTTCCTTGATCAACATTATATGTAATTACATATTCATTTTTGTCCTTAATTTCTAGAACAAACATTTTATTATATATAATTGTGTATTTTGACTTAATATCTTCTATTAAGTTGTCTAAATTTTCTAAATCTGTAAATGTACAGAATAACTTATTGTCCAAATCTCTAATATTTTGTATTGATGATATAACATCGTAATTCATATTATACGTATTTGGTTCTTTATTTAAAATCATAGTTATAACCTTGTTTTGTTTTTATACTAAATCGGTATTTATCAAATATACCTTTTATTGTTTCTTTTAAATACTCTTCATCTTCACTCAAATCAAACAAGAATGAGTCATAAGTGTAAAGTATTAATTTACTCTTTTTATTGTGTATTACTGTAAATATATCCCATAATATACGAACGTTCATTGACGTTTCCAAATTTTGTAGCAAATAATTAAACAGTTTTTGTGGGTTCATTTCACCTAAGTTTTCTTTTTTATATATAAAGTTAGAAACCGGACACGTTATTTGACCTTCACGCTCAAACTCTTTCCAAAGTTCTTTTACGTATATACTAATTTTTTTAAAGAATTCCAGATGCTCATATTGTTTAAATACTCCTCCGTATAATTGTTTAAACGTCAGTTCTTTAGACTTTTTATAATCGACGTTGTAAAGCTTGGAAAAATGCGAGTGAATATCACTAGTGGGGAAATTATAATCAATGAGACGACAAGACAAGCTAGGATGATAGGCGCTAATATCAACTTCGTACAAAATACTATTACTCGGAATGAAAGACTTTCTGCATCCGTTTTCTTTGTTGAGTGCTGCATAATTTACATTTTTAAATTTATTTGATGGTCTGGTTGTTGTTGTTTTTAAGTTGAACTGAGTGTAGACGTATTCACCATCAACGGGGTGGAAATATTCTTCGAAGGTTTCATTGTGTATACGTATTCCACTTTGCTCGATGGCGTTGAATACCAAGGATACTTTATTGTTATAGAATTCATCATATTTTGTTTTTTTATTGTTAATATTCGCTTTTAGATCTCCCCAAATCGTTTCACATACTTCATAATGTTTAACAATCGGTATAATTAGGTTTAATTCATGGTTGTCTTTATGTTGCCTATAGTACAATTCATGTGTTTGTGTTGTAGGTCGTATATACGTAGTAGGTGGTGGGTTTATGTCATAAAGAGCTTTGAATAAATTTGGGTAATAATGTAATATTTCTTTTTTGTCTCTACAATATAATGTTTCAAATTTTTCTAATAGTTTGTCTACACCCGTATTTAACGCATTTAAAGATTCACTATGTGCAATACATACCATAAAGCCTTTTGTTGCTTCAAGTGGTCTAATATACACCAAACTTACATGGGTTTGTGCCGGATGAATAACATTACTAAAAGGGATTACTTCAATGAAAGCCTTTTTATAACTACTATTTATTAAAACATTTAATTGACTTTCGTCTTCTACTAACCAATACATTTATAACCATTTTATTCTAATATACGATGAATTTATCTAATATCCACTCCCTCTTGGAATATTTTTTCTAATTGAAGTTCCTACTTCTCTATCAGGAATTGGAAGTTGTAAATTTTGTTCTTCTTTTTTACCTTTAAAGGGTATTAAAATACTGTGTGGGGTGGAGATGTGAAACCTACCTTCCATAATTACTCCTCTATTTGTATGTATATGGTAAAAACCAACATAATTTTCTCCAGTATCTTTAACTTTTAATTCACCTCCAGTAGTAGAATAAAATTGTTTTTTATTTTCTTTATAATATTTTAAATATCTATCTTTAAAGAAGTTAGAAAAACCAGTTAATGAATTCTGTTTTTGGTAAAGTGAGACAATTTTTTTATTCACTTCATATGTTTCTATAGGTTTGCCTACTAACACCCAATTAATAACAATAGGTTTATATAATTGATATTGAGAGTTTTTATTTTTATTTTTAAAATTACTATAAGTATGCTTATCAACCTCTAAATAAAGATTTGTAGTATTATGGTTTAAAAAATAACGTTGATATTCTCCTGTTTCATAGTCCCCAGTAGTTGGTAATACTATACTTGATTTAGGGGGAGGTGGTAGAATAGGAGATTTTGAACTATTACGGTATCCTGGAGTTTGGTAGGTTAAAGGTGGGGGTGGATTGAAAGTAGGGTCAATATCCTGGTTTTTGTCATTTGTAGGGGAGGGGATTAGTAGGGAAGTAATTCCATCTTGAGGAGTTTTCCCTGTATAAGATTTACCATTAGAAGTAGTAAAATAAGAACCAATGTATCTTTCTCCACTATCAGCTACTATAAATTCACTACCATTAGTAGTTAAATCTGTGATAATTTGGGATTTAGGATAATACATAAATTTTATAATTTAATAATAAATATTAAGATAAATATAACTCTTTTTCTCTTCTTCTTCTTATTACTAAACTTGCATTTGGTACACCATTTTGTGTAGTTCTATACTTAGGAATAACTTCAGCAGCTTCTCTATATTGTCCATTATTAATAAATTCTTGAAGTGGAGTTGGTAAATTATTGCTTGTATTACCAATACTACCTGCATTATATACTATATTTAATAAGGCATCAAATTCTGGTTGTCTTAATGGAACTGTAATATTCTTTTTTAAAATATCCTCATAACTTTTTAACTTTTCTTTTAATAATACTTTAGATTCATTTTCAGTAATTTCAGTATTCCAAGATAAACTTGGTATAACTGCTCTTGTAAACCCATAACCTATTGTAAGTGTACCCCCAGTTGCCGAGATGTTTGATGTAGTATTAGGAGTAATTATAGTATCCTGGGTAAGTCTTATTGGGTTTCGTGAGGTTCCCGGGTTTTTATCATCGTAAGAATATTTACGGAATCCTTCAGATTTAATTAGTTCTTCTATAGCAGCATCACTTGCTGTTAATTCATTTATAGGTATTCTATTACGGTTGTTGTAATCTATTACATCAAGATAACTGATATCATCGATATCTAAATAAGAATCTATTATTTGGTTTTTTACGACTATGTCTAAGTTTTTATAAATATCGGCTTGTATGGGAATTGTATTAGGAACAGAAAGTGTACCTAAAGATGTTAACCAATCATTATTAGATATTTCATGATCTACTTTTGTAATTAGAAATTTTAATGCTTTAGGGTATGCCTTAGGTAAAAACTTTTGGTTAATTGTTAATGCATTATAAATTCTGATCCCAGATAACCCATTTATTGTTAATCCTAAATCAGCAGGAATAAAGCCTATTGTATTTGATGGGTTTTTTGTTTCTGCATAATTAACATTATTTACTTGGTTTATAAATCCTTTAAATAATGATTTCCCTATTTTGTAAAAATCATTGTTAAAATAAAAATATAACTTTGAATCTTGTGCTGTATCAAGTTTCCCCCCAAAAGCTTGAATTAGCCATGATATATAACTTTTAGCTTCTCCTTGGTCTTCTTCTTCTGGATCCTTATCATTTTCAACCCAATTTTTAACCTTGGAGACATATTCGGCCCAACTTACATTGCTGTAATCTTCTCCAGTAACTGGACAACCATCAATATCTTTAACTCCTCGATTTGTTACCTCATATGCTGTAGTTTCTTTATTCATATCACCTCTAAGTGTTGATTCTGCAAATTTTGCCCCTAATGGGTTATAACCTCCCATAGATATTAATGCAAATGCATAATCATCGGGTAGGATACTAAAATCGAATTCTGAATCCTCCCATTTTTGAATAATAGCTTCTAATTGTTTTTTGTTTAAAGGCCAAGTATCAACTTTTTTAAAAGGTGTTGTTTTATCAGGATCTTTATATTCAAGAGCATAGGCATCTTCTAACCCATCATTCCATTTAGAAAAAGCAGTACCATCATAATTTTTTGTAGATTTATTTGCTGCCGTGGCCCCAATAGTAATCATACTAGCTAATTCAGGTCCTATTTTAGTTTTGAATGAAAAATCTCTTACAAAATTTGAAATTGAAGAACCTGAGGGTCCGTTAGAATAACCATAAACTTCAAAAGGAACATTAGCGTTGAATCTATTTGAGAATTTATTTGAATTTTCAATACCTGGTATAGGATTCTGGTCTATTATTTTTATAATATAATCATTTTCTAGAATAGGCTCTAGTTTATTAAAACCTCCTAAAGCATTATTTATCCCATTACATATAGCTTGTAAAAATTTAAAAATGCTTAAATCTCCATCTTTTGTGTTTTTTTCTAAAACAGTTGAAACAAAATCATAATTTAAATAAATGTTCATAATATTACCATAAAGTACTTTTGGGTCTGAACATTCATCCTCTGGAAGGAAAGGTTTTAATTTACTAAAGGCATTATAGAAATTTTTAATACCTAATGAAGTATTTTTAAATTTTTCTTTAGAATCTAAATTAATTTCATCAGAAAATTGAGGCTTAATTAGACATATTTTAGGATCAAATGAAACTTGGTTTGGAAAAACAGAACATATTTCTTCTTCTTCAGTAATAGAAAATTCTAACATTTTATTATTATTGATAGATGGAAGACATAGTGTATTTAGTTTTGTAAGTAATTCTTGAAAAGTTAAATAATAATTAAATTTAAAAGCATCAGTACCTGTAGGAAGGTATAAAAGAGATCCAGAAGATGCTAAATCTTCTATTTGATAATTAGCTAAGAGATTATAATCATCATCTTTTTCTAAATTAGTAAATAAACCAAAATAATTACTTTGATTTTCAGTCCATTGTTCTTTTTCTTTTTGGGCTATGTCCCGAAACAAATCAATAGATAAAGTACTCGAACCTGCATTATTTATAATAACACTATTAATTTTTTTTAATTTTTTAGTAGTTTCACTTTGATTAATTTCAAGTGTTGATATAGATGCATCTGTAGTAACACTAGGTAAATTTACTTTAAGGGATTCAATAACATCACCTACTGTAATAAGTTTTAAAGTTATGTCATAGGTACCATCAGGTTGGAAACTCCAATTAAAATTAACAACTTTTCCTAAAAAACCATCATAATTAGCTTCGTATCTTTTTCTATATACTTCAATATCTGAAAGGATTTTTTGGTAACTATATTTAGGAAAGTCATTAAACCATATGTCTTCAATTATTGTATTTCCAGTTAGTTGTAATTCACCTTTATTATTTTTAAACTTATCAACCCCCCACTCAAGCATCATAGTATAACCTAACCTCATATAAAGTAATTCTATTAACTCAAATTGAAATAAATTATAAGCTTTCATTACTACCGTAGCTTCACGAATAGACCCACGGTTTTTACAATTAATTTTAGCAGAAATAAGCCCAGGAGCAGGGACTATACCTTGTTCTTTTGATCCTAATCCATATGAATTATTATTCCATAAATTTGATGTTGAAGTAGAAATTACACCTTTTCTAAAAACTTTAGAACCTGGTGTATCTTTTTTACTAGGGTTATTGCTTCTTTTAGTTGGGTTTACTTGGGTTAAAGTATTAAATAAAACTGCTTTTCTAGCAAGTTGATTTCCTGTAAATTTTCCAGTATCAGTAAGTCCAATATCTCTTAATCTTTGTTCTCCTGAACTAATATTATTATCTTCATATATTCCTTTATCTATATTAAATACTGGTTTTGACTCATTTGCACCCTCTTCTGTTTCTTTTTCTGTTAGGGGTATAACTCTTACTGAGGATGCTAATTTTAACCAAGCATTATTATTAGTTAGTAAAGTTAAATCTTCTGCGGATCTTGTTTTTTTTCCGTATAATGTTTGTCGTTGGAATATTTGAGTTGAAACAAATTGCCTAAATGATTCTCCTATTATACTCATCTTTAATTAAGACTGTTTAAATTGTTAAAACTACTTTGGATAACTGATGTATTAATTGGGATTCGAATTTGTACCCCTAAAGGTATATAATATGAATCTTGTGGTAAAAAATTATTAGCTGTAGAAATTATCCACCAAAGAGTGGGATCTCCATAATATGAATTAGCTAATATATCAAATCTATCCCCGGATTCAGCATAAACATATATATCATCAGGAGATAAAGGTATTGATGGATATTTTACACCTCGGTAAAATCTTATACCCTTGGTACCATTAGGGTTATTTTTTGATAATACTTTATTTCTTTGATATCTATTCATTAACTATTTATTTTGGAATATAATTAAATTCATCGTAATTATTATTAAAACCATTATTTAAAGCAATAAATCTCTGCTCACCATAGTTACTAATAAACCCTCCAGCACCCTTATAGTCATTATTTTGTAGTTCTGGTATAAAGTTGTGTATCGGAGTAAATGTAAAACCTGATACTTTAATTATCATAGGCATTTCTTTAACAGAATCATCTGATTTTATTTTGTTATTTTCTTCTCCTACAGTGCCTCCATCTGGACCATCAGGTATTGCTATTTCCCAAGGTGATTCTGTTGGCACATCTAAAGTTAATCCACTCATTATACCAACTTGTTCATGACACCAACCTCCAATGGTTAATGATATTAAATTACCACTCATGTATCCTGCTTTAGAATATGAAGGGGCTGTAGCAGAAGCTAAGTAATTTAATTTTTGATACATTGGCATTAATTCTTGTTTTGATTGTGCTGCTACTGTCCAAGATAATGAAATTTTTCTGTCAAACCCCTGATATTTGTAAAAGTTTTCACCTCTACCCATAAATCTTTGAGTATCCCATTCTGCTGTGTAACTATCACTCATACTATCGATAATAGCTCTAAAATGGATATATGTTTTTTGATCTGGGTTTTCGCTATCAATGACTCCAATTCTAAACTTAACAAAATCATTTTTTGTTTTATCTTGTGTTACCACTGATGATTGATATAAAGGATAAGCATTAATTTTATCTAAAGCGTGTGTATAAGTAGAATTTCCTAATTTATTAACATTGCTTTGATCAGGATCTCTTTTTCCAATTGAATAACTAGATATATTTCCTTTTTTCCCAGGGTTACCTAAATTAACTCTTTGTTCAAATTTATTATCATTTGTATAGGGTAGTGTGTTAGGGATTTGATTATCACTATTTTTTATCTTCTTTCTAAAATCTGTTATATTATCTGCGTTATTAGTTTTAGAAAATGGAACTTTTTCTTCTATTTCAGCTTGTGTCCAAACTTGTCTAGGTGTTGAACCATTTATACCACTTACTAATTTACTAACATCAGTTTTTAAATATGTTCCTGGTTGGTAAACGCTGTCATCTCTAATACCAAAAACTTTATCAAATAAACGTCCAGATTCTGTTTCAAATCCAAATATAGAAGAACGATATGTGTTAAATATACTTGTTTTAAATATATTATCTAATTTAATATCATAATTTGGAACAAATTGTTGAGGTGTAAATCTACTATTTTTTAATTCAAATTTAGGATTATTGATACCAGTTCTTTGATCTGATACCATTGTGATTTTAGTTTTACCAACACCTAAAGTAGCACCTGGTCCTCCAGTATATGAATATAAAGCGTTTGGGTCATCTTGTTTTTCATCAATTTTATTAAGTAAACCAAATAGTCTACTTTTATTACCTTCATCTCCTCCAGTAGATATAGTACTTAAATAAGTAGGTAAACCTAAAGGGTCAAAATTTGATATAGCTCCTACTATCCCAGTAGCATCTGGTCCTCCTATACCTGCAAGGGGGTTTAATCCTTGTTTATTTGTATGAAGACCAATTGCATTTCCGGCTGCTTGAGCTAAAGTACCTAAAGGTGTATATACACCTTGGTTCATAGCTAAATTGTCCTGGATGAAACTTCCTATGGCACCTAAAACGTTTGATACTGTTGAAGATTCTTCTTGTTTGTAACGTGTATACCCTTTACTTGAGTTAACATTAGTTAATGATAAAACATTTTGTTTTGCTACAAATAAAGGACCATTTGGAGATTTAAAATCAAAAAACATTTGGGTTAATCTAGAGACATCATTTGCTACTATTTTAGGTAGTAATGTCCCACCACGTAATAAAAAATCAGGTCCTCCTGTTTTTCCTACTTTAGAAAAACTTTCAGGGATTTTTGTTGTTACATAGGGTTGGTTGCTATTCCCACCACCAACTGTGTCTTTACCATACCTAAGAGATCTTAGGTTGGTTGTTAGATTAACCAAAGCCATCTATTATCCTGGTAAGTTATTTAAATATTTGTCTCCTGGAGGTATTGTTCCTCTATCCATTGTTGATGGAGAAGGTAAAACACCATTTGGGGGAGCTACATTCATTGCTGTTGGATCACCTTCAGTTGAATACTCTTTATGTAAAGTAGACTGTTGGAAATTTGGTATAGAAGGTGTTGCACCATCTAACCCGCTTAATTGTGAACCTTGTTGTGTTAATTTGTTTAGTAAACTCATAATTATTGATTTTTATTATAAATATTGAACTATTGTACTTCGTATAAACCTAAAGGAGCCATTTCTGGTGTTTTTCCTAATATTTTTTCTAATAATTTATTAGTTTTACTCATATCTGTACCTCCTCCTCCTCCTTGTCCTAAATTAGTTCCTGCTAATACTGTATCTGAGTTGTTAAGAGCAAAAGCATCTTTTCCTGCTAGTAATACTCTACCACCATAACCTGAACCACTCGTTCCTTCACTCATTAAATCATCGGCTTTTGTTAAACTTTTAACAGCCATAATCCCGGCAGCAGCTGCTGCTAAGGCTACGGCAACTCCTACCCCAAAAGTTGCAAATGAATTAGTTGCTAATGCTGTTGCCATACCTACCATACGTGCAGCATTTTCGATAAGAATTTTTCCTAAATTTTTAACCATTCCAATTCCTTGTGCAACAATAGCTCCTAATTTAGTTTGTTCTAAAGCAACTCCAATAGCACTTAAAACATTCATACCTTCCATTCTAGCTACTTTATAAGCAATAGCGGCATTTTCAAGCCCCATTAAAGTTAATATTTGACCTCCTAACCCAAGTTCATATTCTTTAGCTACTAACTTTTTTGCTTGATATCCCGCGCTTATTGCATTAGCGGCATTGTTAAGTAAATTTAAGGAATAAATCCCTCCTACTATTCCTAATATTGTAGAAAATTTATCTACCATTATTGCTATATATTCAACCCCTTTAGCCAAACCTAATATAAAAGGGGATATTGCAGATGCTATATTAACAAAAATTTCTTGAGCCTTTTGAATAGATTGATTAAATCTTTCTTGAATATTGTTAGCTTGTAACTGATCTGCTAATTTTTCATCTCCTAATTGGGCTGCTATTTGTTCTTGTGATAAACCTTGACTAAGTAATTTATTATAAGCTTCTTGGGAAGTTGTTGCATCAGTGCCTAATTTAGCTAACGCCTCTCGTTCTTGTAAAGATTTTGCTAAATCATCTCTACTTAAACCCACAGCTTTTGCTAATGCTTCCTGCTGTATTCTATTCATAGCTGTAAACTCAGCTGCAGAACCAGCTTGTTTAGCAATTTCTTCTGCTACAGTTGCTAAGTCATTATTTAATGCTGCTTGTCTAGCTTTTTCTAAATTAATATTTTTACCTAATAATAATTCTGCTTCTAATTCATTTGTTATAGAAGATTCAAAATCCATTAAACTACTTGCTAAAGCATCTACTTGGGATAATTCCATCCCAAACTTTTTAGCATTAATTGCTGCTTTTACTAATTCAGTTGTTGAATTACCCATACTTAACTGAATAGATGCGGAAGATTTTGCTATATCTTCTACAATTTTTTTCTCGTTAAGTGCTAGTTTATTTTGCCCATTAAATGCTGCTGCGGTACCTAAAGCATTAGTAAGTATATCATCAGTAGACTCCCCGGTTAAAAGAGATAATTTAGCAAGTTCTGCTGCTGAATCCGCTTGGTATCCTGCTTGTTTTGTTAATTCTAATTGTGTTTTTAATGTCTCATTACTAAATCCAGCTGTAACAGAAAAACGATCTGCCAACTGACCAAAACTTTCATTTAAGTTTTTAGTAGTAACAAAAATATTATCTGAATTCTGAGAAATAAGAGAAAATTCTTTATTTAAATTTCTGCTTTGATTATAACTAATCCCTAAATTTTTAGCTAAATCCCCAGTCATTTTGTCTAAAGCCATAAAGCTTTTTACAATTAAACCTATAGTAACTTCAAATATTTTTAATGGGGTAATTGATTTTGAAAGGTTTGAAGTTAAATTTTTTGCAAATGTAGCATTAGCATTAAAAGGTTTACCTAACTGAGCTGCTTTTTGACCCATCATTGATGTTGCCATTGAAGCCTCATTAATAGAGGAAGAGAAATCTCCAAAACCTGCTTTCTTTAAAGCAGCCCCTAATCCTTTTATTAAACCAGAAGAAATCCCAAATTCTTTGTTAATTTTATTATTAACGTCTTCAATATTTTTATACTCTTTTAATAGTAAATTAGCATCATTTATTTGGGATTCTATTGCTTTAGTACTTTTACCTTGTGATATTAATAAGTTTCTTGCTATTTCTAAATTAGACTTTTCTGTTTTAGCCTTCTCTTGGAGTTTCTTTAGAGTGTCAGTAGTAAATTCCTTTTCTCCTTGTCTTATGTCCCTTAAATCTCTTGCTATGTTAGATAACTTATTTAATGAAGATTTTTGTTGGTTAATAGCAACATTTCCTTTCTGAAGTTCTTGGACAGATTCTTTAAAGGCCGTTGCTATATAACTTAAGTTGTCTGAAGTTGTATCTAACTCATCATTAATAGATCTAAGTGTTCTTTGCCAGCTACCTAAAGTAGCCCCAGATTTATCTAATGAGGTGGCTATTTGTTTATAATAGTCAGAAGATTCTTTAGTAAGTTTATTACTTTTTAAAAGTTCTGCTATTTGCTTTTTTATTTTATCTAAACCATCCGCCATATAAATGTTTTATTATAAATATTACTACTTATAACTTGTTTTACCTTTATATGTTTTAGAGGCAGCAGCAAAATCCGGGGTATTAATTTTACCATCAGGGTTAATCATATTTTTAACATTTTTTCCCCCATTTTGGACATTTTCATAAGCAGACTTTTCTTCTTTATAAAATTTGTCTATTTCAGAAAATGTAAACTTTCTAAGCCAGATAGGCATATTATAAACAGTATGATAATCATACCCACCTTTCCCATGAAAAAGGATTTGGTGGATTTGTTGGAATAATGATATTCTAAATTGAGGAGCAATACTAGAGGTCAGGCCAAAAAAAGTTTAGTCCAATAGGGACTGTTACCTCCTCTCCTGAGTCCAAAGTGTATCTCAAATCTACATCTGGTTGGGTATATCTGATTTCATCTCTAAGTGCTCTAGAATCTCTTGCTAATAAATAATTATCAACAAATTCTCTAATTGTTTTTTTCTCAGTATCACCATTAATTGATAAAATCATAAATTTTAATCTAGTAGATAACTCAGGGTTTGCGTCTTTATTAATTCTTTGTATACCTTTTATTTCGGCATCAATTTTCTTTTCATCTCTTCCAGTTAATAATTTATAAGTAATATCAGTATTAGAAAATGGTAAATTAAATGAAAATTCATTTTTATTATCAATTATTTTTTCTTCATCAAAATCAACATTTTCAAAATCATTTAAATCTACAGTAATTTCCTTCCCATCTCTTGAAAATTTGTACTCTTTTCCATATCCCAAAATACGTGTAGCAATTAATACGGCATTTTTATCTCCAATAATTAAATCTCTATGATCTACATTTTTTGAAACAATCACAGAATCTAATAATTTATCTAATACTACACCTTTTTGAATGTATGCTTGATTAGACAAAATATCTTCTTCTTTAGCAGTCATATATTTTACTTCTACTTTACCACTTGATAATGGATGATCTTTTGGATAGATTAGACCTTTTGAAGGCAATTCAACCTCTTCGGTTGGGAATTTAAATTCGCTCATATAAATTTTATTTAGTTATAACTTTATTAATTCTAGTTATACATATGTAATATAAAAAAAAGCTTGGCCGAAGCCAAGCAATTTTCAAAAGGAAGGGTAAAAAATATTTTAGAAATTTAAAATACAGTAATCTGGTTGAACTGTTAACTGTAATTCTACAGCAGCACTTTCATTATCCCAGTTATAATCACCAAAGTTAGCTTCTGTAATTAATGCACCTTTAATAATCCATTCAGATACGATATCACCTACAGGTCCTAATACGTTCATAGTTAAATCTTTCTTATAGAAATCACTATATCCGTCTCTACCTGTTACTGATTCATGATGTAATCTAACCCATTCCATACATGCTTGTGCACCTGATGGAGTAATTGGATCAAATAATGTCATTTGTATCGTATTCCAAAGTGTTTTACCTTTAACGTATCTTGCAACGTTAATATGGTTTAATTGAACTGTACCTTGTGTTAATGAAACAGCTCCCATACCTTTAATTTGGTATGAAGGGATCCCATCAACATACATGATAAATCTGTTCTGTTGTTTTGGCTCAAATGCTGTATAAAATATTTCGTTTGGGTCTAATACTGCCATTTTATTGTTTTATTTTATTATAAATATTTATCTTTTTATTTTTTATTCAGGAAATGTTGCTCCAGTTGGTAAAACATTGAAATCTAAAATTACAAATTCAGCTGTTTTAGTTGGTTGTAGGTAAATTTGTCCTACTAGCTCATTTCTATCTATTACGTCTGGTGTGTTATTTGTCTCGTCCATTACAACTTGGAAAGCATATAATCCTTGTCTTTGTTGTACTGATTCTAGGTATGGATTTACTTGTGCTAAGAAATTATTTCTTGTAGCAATTGTATTTTGTTCAAATACTAAGTTATCCGATACTTGAGTAATATAACTCTTAAGTGAGATTAATAATCTACGTACATTTACTCTATCTAAAGCACTTGCTCTTTTCTGTAATGTTTTCTGACCAAATACTACAACTCCACTTCCTGGGAATGTAGCTATTGGGTTAACATTTGCTTCATATAATGTATCTCTATTTCCAGATGTTAATTTTCTTTCTGCTCTTATTACACTTCCTAAAGCTCCTCTAATTAAACCTGCAGGTGCGAACCATGGGTCTGAAGATGAATCAGTAAATGCGTATACTGCTGGAATATACGTTGAAGCTGGCGCCCAAACTGTTTGTCCAGTACCTGCATAAACTGTTTGTAACCATGGCCAATATGTTGCAGAGTATGATGTATCATATCCTGCTGCTTGTGTAGTTACAGTATTTATAGTACTGTTATAAGGTACTAAATCTATTACTGAAATACAATCTGTTCTACCTTGTGCCAAAGAAACCAATTGACTTGTTTGTGCATGTAAAGATCCTATTAATCCCGGAGCTGATATTACATTAAATTGATAATCATCTTTGTTACTTAATAATTTTATAGATGATGTATAATCGTCTGGGTTAATACCTTGTATGTTAGTTGCAGTTATATTTTCGTTAAATTTAGCATCACCATTTTCAAGGTTGTTACCTGTAGCACCCGCAAATGATCCTGAGTCTACTTGAGGTAAACTTCCTGTAAATTGGGCTTTAGCTGCTCCACTATTATCAAAATATTGTGGTGTTGGTGAATTTACAGCACTAATATAAGCATAAGCACTTCTATTAACATAACTACCATTAGTTTTTACATAGTAATCAGTTCCATCCTGCTCTATAGTATAATAAGTATCACCTATTGCTTTTGCTACATAATTAGCTGCAGTAGGATCTAATGATAGGTTATTATATGTTTCTAATACTGCTTTTTGTGTTGTAGTATCATTACCTCGTCTAAGGAATAGTGAAAATTGTCCTGAAGCTGTGTTTACGGATCCAACTTCCCATCTAATATTATCGACTGTACCGTTATCTAAAGTTCCATTAGCACTATCTACTGCTTGGTAATTATTCATTATTGCCCCTTCAGAAATAGTTTTTAATGTAAAAGAAGGAATATATTGTAAATCACCAGCAACTAATGTAACTACTCCTGCACTTGAATTAGTAATATTTCCTGCTATAAGTGTTACTACTAAATTTCCAACAGCACCTGTAAATCCAGCTGCTTGTAAATTTGTTTCTGTAATTGTTATTGTGTCACCTGAAGCGTATCCAACACCAATGGCAACTGGTATTACAGATACTAAAGCATTTGCTCCATCTCCTGTTATTGATAATGTTGCTCCACTACCTGCTCCATCTGTGTCTGTTGCTATTGTTACTGTTTGTGCTACTGTTCCCATATCAACAGCTGCTGTTTGACCAATAAGATCACCTGATGCTAACATTCCAGCTCCTAAATCTCCTGCTGCTATATCTAATAGGTCCCCTGATTCATAATCTGAACCAGCTGCTGTTACTGTTATGCTTGTAATAGTATTTCCACTTACCACAATTGTTGCTTCTGCACCTGTTCCTGACCCACCTGATAATGATACAGTGTTGTATGTATCATCTACTGCATTAGTTGGGTTAGTAGTAATAGATGGTAATAAAGCATCTGCTAAAGTAACTAATTTACCTCCATCATCATTTTGACTTGGTATTTCTGAAGATGCAGGAGTAAAACTTCCTGTTACTACTCTGGTTACTAAAAGTGATTCACCTCCTTGAGCAAAATAATTTCTTGCTGCAATTGAGTTTAAATAAGTGTAATATTGAGATCCGCTTTCTACTGATCCTCCAAAAATAGCCTCATATTGAGAATAAGAACCAACTGCTGTTGGGAGATTAACTGGGCCTTTTACTGCGGGTCCAATAATAGCCGCACCAAAAGATATTGGTCGACTTCCAATGAATGATTGATCATTTTCTCTTGCTAATACACCGGGAGATATTAAAGATTCTGCCATTGTTATGTTTTATTGTTATTTATTTTGTTATAAATATTAGAAATATTTTCAAAAAATTAAGCTATTGGAGTAAATTCTCCACTTTCTAGATCAATATTACCTTCTCCATACTTATCTTGTAACTCTAAAGCTGTTTTTTGTTGAGATGTTTCTAATTCCTGATATTCTTTTATTAAATTTTTCTTAGTATTTTCAAGTGAATTTATTTGTAAATCTAATTTACCCAAACTTACTATAATTATATTAATTTTTTCTTGGTATTCTTTTAAAGGTTGTAACTCTTTTTCTGATAACTTTTTGTTTTCCATTTTGATTATTTTAATTTATGATAAATATGTAATAAAGAATTTAAAGTTAATTTCTACTACGACCATCTGTAGTAGGATTTTGGGTTATATGAGTTGTACCTTTTAAATCACTAACAGCCTCAGTTGTTACAACAACTTTTGCTTTTGAATTATATACTTTAGTAGCATTTAATTCTTTTTGAATTGTATCTGGTATTATATATCCTCGTAATCTTAAGTTAAATTCACCTTTTACTAATCTATTTTGCCCCTGGGTTAATTCAGTAGCTGTTGTAAATTGATCTATAAATGCCCTAAATTGAAATCTTTCTGGATTCCCCCAATATGCATCTGAAGCATATTCACAAGCCTCAATTACTTTATTTAATTGTTCCATATAATATGTCTGGATTAAACAAGTATATTCTAATGTTACATAATCAGGTTGTGCTACTACATGAAATTTTTCTACCGGTTTTCTATTATTTAATGTTGAGAAGTTACTATAGAAGTTTTTAGAACTAAATTGTTTAGACCAAGTCCCATATAAATTAGGTTGATTAGCATCCAATTTATTTGCTACTGTTCTATCTTTTGAAATGCTATTTCGTTTAATTACAATAATAGGTAACATTATAGCTCCTTTTTTATCTCTATAAGAACCATCTTTTTGATATTGGTTCCATCTCTCTGAAGCTCCATACATTACAGGAACATCTCTTCTAGAACCATTTTGATATACAAAGGGTTTTATATGATTATTAAAATAATAAAATATAGCTTCATCAATATCCTTTATACCAACTGAATATTGTTTTGTCTTATCTTCTTTAAAGCTCATTTTAGTAGACCTATTAAAAGGAATACCTGTTTCTTCGTAATTAGAAGGAGTGTTTTTTAACTCATTAACATTATTAGGATTTACCTGACCACCTCTATTTTCAATACCTGGAAAGGGGGTTTGTTTTTGCTGGCTTAATGTTAGCTGATATTTAGGTTGTGGTTTTCTTGGTTTCGCCATTAGAATCTTTCTTTATAAGGTGAAATGTTAACTTTATCTGCTGGAATATAGTAAGTAGAAACTAGTATTGAAACACTTTCTCCAAATTTTTCTAATCCTGGGTTTAGTGGGTTAGGGGTTCCATCATAATCATTGTTTGGGTATGATGGGTTTTTTCCGCCCCAATATTGGTTAGCAATAGTACTTTGTACTCCATAATAACCTTCTTGATATAAAATTATATCACCTACTTCAGGTACAATATTACCTTTGATTAAATCATCTCTAAGGAAATAAAAATTAATACTTTGTACAACATCAATAAGTTCAAAATCCCCTCCAGGAAAAGCTTCATCATCTCTATCTATTAATACATTAAATAAGAATGGACCATTATAATATTTTTCTTCTGCTGCTTCACCATATAAATTTACTTTAGTTTCTTCTAATTTAAATTGATATATAGCACACTGTTGAGTAATTATATTACCCATTAGTTCTCTATTAAGATGTCTTAATAATGAAACATCTCTTTGTGAAGTAAACATTGCCATATTATGCTATATATATTGTGTATGGTACTTTTTGTAATTCTTGCATTTTTGATTCTCCTTCTTGTGCTCTTCTTTCTAAAGCAGCCATTCTAGAAGTTTCATCAAAATATGCTCTTAATCTTTCTATTAAGGCTGTTTTTTCTGCTGTTGCTGCTGCTATTAAATCTGATTGGTTTAATGTAACATCTGCATTAGGAATTGGAATAGTACTATATTTACCTCTTACGTATCCTAATACTTCTTTACATAAAGCTAATGTATATTCAAATATCCATTGTCTACCCACTGAATTGATAAAATTGTAATCAGGGTTATCAAAAGGAGCATTTGAAACATTAGTTACTTTATCTGGCATTTGTTGTACAGATGTAGCTATTCTTTCATCTCTTAAAATATATTCAAACCATACTTTATGTTGTTGGTTTTCATCAGCTGTTCCTGAAAAGTTAGGGATTGGGAATAATCTTAATTGATCATTTTTAAGTTCAAAACTATATTGATTCCATCTAACTTGTTGATTCATTTCAATAGCTTGGATTACTTGCATATCATAACTTAGGGGCATCATTAAATACCCAGTTCCACCACCAAATCCTCCTAATCCAGTTATACCAGCTGCTATTGCTCCCCCAAAACCCCATCCTGTATAAGGATCAAGATATTGAGCCGATGCAGGTACTGCTTGTTCATAAAATACTCTTTTTATTTCTATACCATTTTGATATTCAGAACCAGTGTAACCACTAGCTGTCATAAAAGTTGAAAAAGAATAATCTTGTATACTAGAAGTTAAAGTAAATGAACCTGAGTAATATGGGACATTACCTCCTGATCCTGCTTCTTCCCCATACATTTCTGTTAATCTAACTATAGGTTCAAATGTAGGAGATAATAATGCCTGGTTTAATGAAGAACCAGTTGTTAAACCTTCTAATGATAATTGATTATCTCTAATTTTATATGCATATAACTCATTACCATATGTAGTAATTGCTTCTTCAAATGCTGTAAACATTGAACCTGATTGTAGTTCAACATCTACTATAGGGTACCCTAATCTTGAAGCAACAAATTTTGCTACTTTAACTGAGTCGGCCCTAAAATCTTCCTGGTTATTATAAAATCCAAAGGGTACTGATTTTGGGTTCCAAATTGGACAACCATCATATATAGGAATGTTCATATGTTTATATTTTATTTATAAATATTGAATTATTTAGTACCATTATAAATATATGAACCAGAAGTAGTAATACTTACACCTCTATCAATTGCTTCTTTATAATATTCTAGTAAATCTTCTACAATTTCATTTCTATGGTTGGTATTTAAAGTAATAGCTTCTAAATTTTTAATTCTTCTAGCAGCTGAGTAGAGGAATTTGAAACCTGAATCTGATTTCTTTTTTAGGTCTGTTTGGTGTGCGTCACCGCATATCATCATTTTACTTCTTAAACCAATACGTGAAGTAATCATTTCCATTTGTTCATGGGTGACATTTTGTGCTTCATCTACTATTATCATTGCATCTAAAAATGTTCTACCTCTCATAAATGATACAGGTACAATTTCTATTTTACCATCTTCAATAAGTTTTTCAATTTTAACTTTATCATATAATTGAAAGAAATTTTGATATATAGGTTGAACCCAGGGATCCATTTTTTCTCTTAAATCGCCAGGTAAAAAACCTATTTCCTCTTTTGATACAGTAGGTCTGGTTATTATTATTTTATCGTATTGTCTTCGCAACAGACCGTCTAATGCAACATTACATGCAAGTAGTGTTTTTCCACTACCCGCACCCCCTCCAAGGAGGGTAATTGTATTTTCCAAGATGTGTTTTTTAGCGTCTTTTTGTTCTTCATTAAGTTGGAGTTTGAACTTAATTGGGTTTTTAGGAATTCTCTTAGGACGATAAACATCGTCCGTATGGGGTTTACTTGCCATAGAGTTTTTAAATTTAAGATTATACGTAGAGTGAATACAACTGTTGTAAATACGTTAAAAAACCGTAGAATTTTAATATAGCTATATAATGAGATAAATATAGTTTCGATGTAACGCATTTTATTATAAATATGAAAAAGATAAAAAAACCCGGCATAAGCCGGGTTAATTTATTGAAATTTAATTTAAACCTCTAATTATAGAGTATTCAAACCGTTGATTTCGATTGTACCATAGAATTCTGGACGTACCATTTTCTTAGCATAACGAGTCAATAATCCTTTACGTGGTGTGAAGGTATTTGGATCGTATACTAGTGGAGTCATAATTAATGGAATATATGGAGCAAATACTGCACCAGTTTCTAAGAACTGAGATCCTCTAAATCCTAATAGAATTTTGTTAGATGTCATATATGGGTTCTTATAAACTTTATATCTTCCGTTTAATTGTCCTACTTTCTGTACACCAAAAGCGTAAGTTGCTTTAGCAGCATCTCCATCAGTGTCAGCAGCAAATCCTGGAATAGATTCTAGGATAGTACCTACAGAAGGAGAACATACTAGGAAGTTTGCTCCACCTCTTAAAGTCTTCTGGTGAATGATGTTACTTAGTTTTTGGATTTTAGTTCCTAATGTTTGGAACCATTGTCCTTGTGAATTGTAGAATCCAAGATCTGAGATAGTACCATTAGCACCGTCATCTACGATAGATCTGTTATTAACTGCAGACCATACTTCGTTTCCTGCTGCTGCATTTTCTAACAACATTCCTAAGATTTCTAAGTCAATTTCTAATGAAATGTACTCACTTAAGATTGAAGTTAATTCTGCTTCTGCATCTAGTGCGTGGTATGCATTTAAATCTTGTGCAAATTCTGGCGTCCATACTGCTTTTAACTTTCTAGTTTTAGCAACGATCGCAGATGATTTCATCTGTACATTGATTTCTGGGATGTTAATAGCTGGAGAATTTAAACCGTTTGGTTCTGGGTTCATATCTTCAAAATCACCTCTGTACTGGTCAGTTGGTTGTAGTTGGTATACAACTGATACGTTGTCACCTGCTGCGAATGCAACTGGTCCTGCACCTACTAAATCAGCTTTAGGTACTACGAAAGTAATATTTGCTCCTCCGTCGTATTTAGTGAATGCTGATACTTGTACTCCAGCTGAAGCTGAAATAGCATCGTATCCTTGTGATCCTGAGAATAATTGGAATGCAGCAACACCTTCTTTATCTACGAAATCTAAAGAAGCAGTTGGTACTAATACTTTCCAGTAATCTCCGTCTACAGCAGATTGAGAATAAGCTGAATCATAATCAAAATCTGACCATGCAGCTGCTGCTAATGGAGCAGAAGCATCGGCAGCGATTGAAGCTGTATTGTTGATTGAATATCCAAATCTTCCTTCTCCGTATAATCCACCTGCATTTGTATTACCAAATGGAGCTGAATCTGCAGTTCCGTTTCCGTATAAAGAATCTCCTGCAGAGAAAGGTGATTTATCACTTCCGTATTGGAAGTCTAAGAAAAATACTAGACCTGAAGGTAAGTTCATTGGTTGTACACTAACGAATTCTTTCGCTGCGATTTGACCAAATACTTTTCTTACCAATGGTAAAGCAACTCCTGCCCACTGTCCACCTACGTTTACAGCAGTTTGTGATTGGAATGTTCCTGATGATGCAGCACCTCCACCTGTTTGTGAAGATTCTACTACAAGTTGTTTAGCTTGGTTTTCAAGGATCATACCCATGTTATTTTTGTGGGCACCACCTAAACCTTCTAATAAACCTGTTTTTTCCCATTTGCTAGCTAATCTAGCTGCATCAGACTGCATAGACTGATATGGGTTTGCGCTTTCTAATAATGAATTTAAGCTCATGTTTTTAGTTTTTAGTTTTAATTAATTTTTAGTTTTTTAAATTAGACCTGCAAGCTTACGCATACGGTCAAATACCTCATTTGATTCAATAATAGGCTGTTTAGTTGCTTTTGGTTCTAAACCACTAGCTTTTGAAGCTGCTCCTCTTTTAATTGATTCATTAATTGATGGTTTAGATACTTTATCTACTAAACCTTCGGTTAATGTTTCAAAAATAGTTTTAGCTTGTCTAACATCTACTGCTTTATCAAATGCTTTTAATACTTTAACTTTTTTATCTTCAGTTAAGTTTTTTGCTTTAAAGATTTTATTAGTGTAAAGTAATTTAGCGTTTAAAAGATTAACTTCTTGTAATTCAACTTTAAGAGCATCGATTTCATCTAGTGCTTCTTTAAATCTCATTTTTTCAGTTTCAGCCTCGATTTTATCGTCTTTTTTACGATCATCACCTTCAGCCTTTTCTTTTTTAGTCATTTTTTCGTCTAAATTTTCTACTTCGTCGATTTCTACGTCTACGCTTACTTCGTCTTCAACATCAATGTCTTCAACGTCCTCTACTTCAACTTCGTCTTCTACGAATTCGTCGCCTGGCTCAATTTCGCCATCAGCAACCATATCTTTAATAACATCTTCGATGAATCCTTTTAAGTCATCTTCTGACATATCTTCAAGGTCAATTTCCTCGTCGTCTTTGTCTTCCATGTCTTCTTTCTCGTCTTTCATGCCATCTTCGTAGCCTTCTTCTTCAGCATCAGTACGTTCGTTCTCTTTCAAGTCCGCTTTTTCGTCTCTCATACCATCTAAGTAGCCTTCTTCTTCAGCATCTGTTCGAGCATCTTCATCTAATTCTAATTCTGCTAATAATTCATCGAGATTAATTTCTTCCTCATCTAATTCTTTTTCTTCTTCTTCCTGTACAGTAGATTGTCCTACTTTTTTAGGGGAAAGATCCTTTAAAGAATCACCTGCGGGTGAATTTTTTCTCTCAAAACTAGGAGCATCCATTTCTTCAACTGGTTCTGTTTCTTCATTTACATCTTCATCAATATCCATTTCTTCTAACTTTGCAGAAAGCATAGATTTTAGATGGGGTGTAAAAGCTTCTTCTAGAGCCAATTTGGCGTTTGCGATAGCTGTTTCTTTAACAGATTTAGCCTCAGCAATAGCCTCTTTTAACAAATCTCTGTTTGCCATAATCCCAAAATTTAAGTTTGTGAAATACGCTTATTCATGAAGCGTAATAGAAAATATTTATTGTTCGACACCATATAAGAGATGGTGTATTATGCTTATACGTATATGTAGATTAATTCAAAATTAAAAAACAGGGCAAGAGCCTTTAGAACAAAGGATCTCATGTACAATACTATTTACTTTTGTATAATTAAAAGGTGCAAATTCTTTACCTTCTTTTAAAGTATGCATAAATGAATTTGGATTTGAAGGTGTAGAAACAAAGTCCCAACATAATAATTCAAAATCATCTTGAACTTCCATTACTTGTCCTCTTTGTTCTAATGAACCCATACCACGAGAAGATACACCTACTGTAACTCCACTTTTTACAAGTTCTTTTAATATTTGTCCTGAAGGGGTAGGAAGTACTTCTATTTTACCCATTACTTCGTCTCCATCCCACCAATATTCTGTTATAATATGAGATACATTTTTTAAATTTATAACAGTTGCTTCGGGGTGGTCTAATTCACCCATTGAACGTCTTTCTTTAATAAGTGTAGAATACTTATCCATTTCACGTTCCCATAAGTCTTTAGAGTAGTATCTACCATTACCATTTTTTACTTCAGCAGTAGCCAGGATACCTTCAACTATTAAATTACCATTATCACTATTAACATTTTCTGTTAATGTAATAGGATTATAGTTTAGAGTATGAGTTTCTATTAAAAGCTTTTTATTCATATTACACTTCTTCAGTAGTTTCTACTTCATCTACCATTCCTTTTTTAGTATATTTTTTACCACAAGATTTTTCATAGATTCTTTCCATTTTAACTTTCTTTCTTTCTAAATCTTTAATTTCTCTCTGCATTTGTTTCATTTTAGACTTATCAATTAATTCTTTAAGATTATCATCTTCATTAATTGAATTTACTCTATCTAATTTTTCTTGGATATATTCATGTAAATAATCTAATTGTGCTTCTAATTTTACTGCTTCTGCTTCTTTTCCTATTTCAGCTAATTTACTATCAATTGATTCTTTTTTCATTCTTTTCTTTTTATCTTTACCTGCTTTTTTCATAGATTCTTCTTTATCGCCATCACCATCAATATCCATAAAATCTGGTTTAGGAGCTTCATCCATTGGTAATTTTGTTTCATCTTTTTCTTCAGCATATAAATCTTTATGATATTGAGCACCAACTTGTTGTTGCCATTCATCTTCAGTCATTATTTGTCTGATTATATTTCCTGATTGTGCTGCTAATGAATTTGGATTACCCGATGTTACAACACCTCCTAATGATTCTTTAACTTGTACCATTTCAGATTTTCCTGCTTTTAGTTTATCACTATATCCACTACCACCATATGTTTTACCTGAATTTTCTTCTACTTTTTGTTCTGTATATCCTATACCTACTCCAAATTGACCTTCTTTTACATAATGTAATTCGTCTTTAGCTAAGTTTTTAATTACTTTTTCTTGTGCTTCTTCCAATGATAAACTAGGATCATTTTTACACTCATAATAAACACCATTCATCATTTCCTGGGCATTAACATTGTTAATGTTATCTATTTTAGGTGAATAATCATAATTACGTTTTTCAACATTTTCTACGGTGCCATCAACTTTTTTAGCATCAGCTTTGATTTTTTCATCTTGTTCCTTAGTATTGATTTTTTCTTCATCGTCAATAATAGGTTTTAATGATTTAGATTTTTCTTCAGCTAAATAAGCTTCAAATTTATTTTCCCAAGCCTGTTTGTTTGGATTGAAATCTTCTGATGTTAATTGTGTTATGGGTTGTAATGAAACTACACCACCTAATTCTTCATTAATTACACTTTTATTTTTTAAGATGGTTTCAGCATCTTTAAAAGAAGTTAAATTACTAATTAAACTAGGATATTTTTGTTTAGCTTCTTTAAGAAATAAATCTTTACGGCCTTCACCTTTTAATATTTTAGTGTATTGTTCTTGTAGTGTTTTCATATTATTTTTCTAGTAATGTTTCTATATCTTTTAAAAATTCACCAATTAAATCAGTGGGTTTTACTATTGCAAATGTGTCAGGTTGTTCTCTATATGTTTTTATAGTTTCAATTTTTGCCTGACGTAATAGTTTTTTTATATTATCTATTCTATCTTCTAATCCCTCAAAAACATTAATACGTTCTTCTTGGAATTTAATTGCTTTATTATCTTGTTCTATTAATTTATAATTATACATATTAAAATAATTTACTTACTTCAAGCCCTGAACCTTTCTGTACATAAGTACCATCTTTGTTTTTAGGAACTAATTTGTATTTGAATTGTTTTACATATGCATTATCTTTAACTCCATCTTCTGTTGCTTTAGGACCAGGGCCTAATGTAGCACCTACTCCTTCTTTAACTTTTTTATATCCTAATTCTTTATATGCTTTAATATTAGGTTTCTGACCTTTTAATCTAAAGGCATAAGGTGTTAAATAAGCACCCGCCCCTCCTGACATAGATGCTTCATCTACACCTTTAGCTTTTTCTAAAAAGTTAATAGCTTGTTTAATATTTGAGTCATTAAATAAACCTTCTTGTTCTTTATCTTTAATTTGATTAATAACATCTAATATATAATCTGCAAGACCTGAAGCATTATTAATTTGAGTGTTAGCTTTAACTAAATTTGCACTTGCTATAGGTGCTTTTATATCTATTCCTTCATCTATATTTTCCTCATTAACCCTTTTATATGATTTAGGATATTTTTTTCTAATATGAGTTCTATATTTATTAAATATATTATTAATTTGGTCAGCTAAATCATCAATTACAGTATCTTCTGTATCACGAGCTAATTGAGTTATAAATCTTCTTAATTCTTTAAACTCTTTAAAAGTAGAATCAATAGCTGGTACATTTTTGACATCCCAAGTTACAGCACCGGTTTCTGGGTCTAAATCTGTAATTGTTGTTTTAATACCACCTTTTGTTTCAGTATCCCCTACATTAAAAGGTTCTTCTTTAAGCTTATATTTAAATGCCATTTGCTACTTGGATTTCTTTAACTAATTCATAATATTGTAATAAATCAACTAGATTATCATCACCTACTTTTGAAGTTTTATCTAATTCTATTAACATTTTAGATATTTCTACAATTTTAATTTTTGTAGCTTTATCTTTAACATTTTTAGAACCTTCTAATAGTTTATTTTTTAATTCTGATATTTTAGTGTTATAGAATTTTCTTAATCCTGGGGTAGAATCTACAGAGTTAATATATTCTTTAAGTACTTGCTTTTGGTCTGAACTTAGTGAATCATATTTTTCATTGAATTTTTCTAATAAAATCCTATAAGTTAAGGATCTTATATCTTTATCATAAGTAGAAAATTCTTGTAATACTGTTTCTTTACTTTCCAGTAAATTTGATTCTTTTTTAGTTAAATGTTCTAATAAATTAATTTTATTATTTATTAACTGTTTATTATCAGGGGAAGTAGTATTATTACTTTCTATTAAAGTGTATATCGATGCTAAAACTTTATAATTGCTAAGTTTAGACCCAAAAAAAGTAGCTAAATCGTAATTTTGCTTAATTTCATTAATTAGGTTATACTTTTGTTTTTTTAGTATAGATCTATTTAAATGTTTAGAATTAGATATAGTTGTTTCAATATAAACATTAGCATGAGATTCACTTAAAACTTTTGATTTTAAAATGGATTCATATAATCTATATTCACGACTTAATTCGCTCTTTACAAAATACTTTTTTAGTATGTCTATTGCTGGGGAGTCACCTCCTTTTAAAGTGTCAGCAGTAATTTGTCTTACTAATAATTCAAAAAGAATACCAGTATTTTTATATTTTGAATGTTTGATTTTCATTAAAAAATATATTTATTTATAAATATTAACCTTTTAGTTGAGATTCATCTAGGAGTGAACTATCCTCTTTGTCTTGCTCAAAGATTAATTTCTTTTTATCCATTGATTTCAAAACATCTAAATTTTTATAATAAGATATTTTGGCACCTTCTAAATTTAATCCACTTTTATTTGTATCAGTTTTACTATCCCTTGAATCATTTTTATCTGTATCTTTCATACGTTTAGTACCTAATGGGTCTTTACCAAAGTTACTATCTTGTTTTCCGTGGGATGTAATTGATTTTTGGGGTCTTCCTAATTTAGGATCATCTTCACCATACCCATCTGGTACATTACCAGGATCTGAGTACATTCTTCCTTTACCATATAAAGAAGCTAAATCATGTGGGGTACCATATGATTTACCTGTAGCTACAGGATCATTCCCTTCTGCTTCAATTTGAGCTATTCTAAATTTGCGTTTAGCATCAGAACGAACTAAATCTCTGTATTCATCATATTGGTCTTCACTAAAGTGGAATACATTATGGTATATCCAATCTGATGGTACTAAACCTTGTTCTAACATTGAACCTGCTAATTCAGTTTTAGATTTTAATAATTCAATTCTTTCTTGATCATATATAATTGATGGGGTTGTCATTGATAACTCAAAGTTAGTCAATGTTTCATCTGTATAGCCTTGAGTATATAAGTGTACTAAAGCTATTTTATTTAATTCTGATAATAATATTCTTTGGATTCTATCAATTGTACGAGCAAATCTAATATCTTGAGCAGCTAAAGTAGCTTTACCTTCTGTATTTTCATCGTAACCCATAAATGCTTTTGGAACTTTTAGAGCGGCAAATAATTTTTCTCTTAAGTATTCTACATCAGCAATACCATCATATTGTAAACCTGGTGTAGTATCAATTTTTGTTGATTGATCATTACCTCTAATAGGAATATAAAAATCTTCTAACATGTTTTGCATGTTATATTTTAGATTGTACTCACCTGTTTTTTCATCCATATAAGGAGTACGTTTCATATTATTAATAGTTTTCTGCATAAATGCTTCTACTTCATTAGGAGGTATAGAACCAACATTTACATAAAATATTCTCTTTTCAGGGGCACGAGCAATCCTATGGATTAACATTGCATCTTCCATTAAAGCATATTGTTTATATAATTTACGAGCTGGTTCAATATATGATCTACCATAAGGTAAATAATTAGCATCACCTACCATTCTAAAGTGTGCCATTTCATAATTATCATAAATTATTGACCCTCTATCATCTGGACCACCATCTAATTGTTGGTTAGGTACATTATAATAACCATAAGAACTACCTGCAAAACCATCAGGATTCCATTTAAATTTTACTTCAGCAGGATTTTCGGGGTTTGATCCTTCTATTCTTTCAATGTGATAAGCAGTATAAGGTATAACATTATATACACCAAATTTTTCGGCTATTTCTAATTTTAAGAAAAAATCACCATACTTACACATTTGTCTAACCCACATCCAAGCATTAAATTCAATATTTAAAACATCATAAAATAAATTATATAATATTTTTTGTATATCTTCATTTGAGCTTCTAATTTGGATTACTTCACCCATATCATTTTTCAATGTACATTCATCAGCTATAATATCTAAAGCAGAAGCAATAATTGCATCCTGATCCATTACATCATATTCTGAATATAGGGTTGTTCTTAAATATTGGTAATTTAAATTAAATTGAGCACCATATAGTGAAGTGGGCATTGTAGAATAAATTCTATTAAATCTATCTGCTAATGCATTAGTTTCATATTCCCCACTAGATTGAATATGTCCTGAGTCAATGGTTTTTACTTGATTTCCTCCTACATTACGTATTACTACATCTGTAGAAAATAATCTTCTTAACCTTGAAAAAACGCTTTTATTTGCCATTGTATATAATTATTATTATAAATATTATTTAAAGAGCCAAGTAATATCTTCTTTACCATGTTCTGTTTTCATTTGATAGGGATTAGCATAAGGGTTTGGAGTTCCTGCACCATAACTACCCATATAAGGCGTTCTATTAACTGCCATATTATTTAATGCTTGTTTTGTTAAATCAATTCCCCTTTGTCTAAATTTTAATGCTGTATCTCTAACATATAATGCTATACCAAATGCCATAACTAAATCATCATTATAACCTGTTTGTGCCTCTGCTCTACCATTTTTCCAGATAAATACTTTCATTTCTTCTACTAGTCTTTTTGACTGTATTGTTACACTTTGATCACTGATGTATTCTTGGAATTTACCTATAACCATAGGTCGTGTCTTTTTTGACATTGTAAACCCAGGAACCATCTTTGTATGATCTTGATATTTATCAAAATACGAATCAACTGTTGCTTCTCCACTCCGTTGTGAATAGTAAAGATTAGAATATTGTCTATCTATAGCTACCTGTATAGTAGCCCAACCAATATTAGCATTTTCTATTACTAACATTGCATTATTATATTCAGTAGCTATTCCTACTAATAAATGTCCATATTCTTTAGTACCAATTTGACCTTTATATTCAGCTACTTGTACAGCACTTTCAATATCAATTACATGGAATGTAGAATAATCTTTTCCATCACCACGAGCAACATCTGCTACTACCATGTAATCTCTACTATAATCTGCTGATTCCCAAACCCATAGATTTTGGTCTGCACCTCTACGTTCTAATGGGTCTTTAATATGAGATTTTTCATAATATTCTAAATATTCATTATAAAATACAATATCACCTGAAGTGCTAAAATCACAATCACATTCTTGTGCCGCTAGTCTAGGGTCACCTAATAAAGCATCTTGGGCATCTCTCCATGCTTGATCTCTTTCGGGGTGCACATACCAAGGTAATTTAATAGGTAAAAAATCATTTTCTCCTGCCTCAGCCCTAACCCACGTTTGATGAAACCAATTACCTGTACCATAAGGTGTAGATAATACTATAGCTCCACCACCCGTTGCTAAAGTTTGTTGTGCAGAAGCCCATGTCTCAGCAATATTATCAATAAAGGCTGCCTCATCAATAATTAACAGTGATACTGCTTCTGAACGTGCTGCATCAGCATTAGAAGATTTTGCTTGGATTTTTGAACCATTAACTAATCTTAATGATAATTTATTATTTTCAGCAGATTCTACTTTAAGCCATGAGGGTAAATTTTCCCACATAAACTGTACTTTTGTTACTAAGTTTCTTGCTGTTGCTTGGGTTGTTGCTAATGCTAATACATTTCGGTCTTTATGGAATGTCATTAACCATAAAGAATAACCTGCTGCTAATGTTGATATACCTAATTGTCTAGATTTTAGTATGGCACTATAATCATTTTGTTGGAATAACGTTAATACTTTTTCTTGGAATGGATATAAATTAAACTGTATACGACCCCTTTGTGGGTGCTGTATATAACAGTATTTACGCATAAAATGTACAGGGTCTTTAGCACATTTAAGATATTCTTGACGGATTACTATTTTTAAGTCTGCCATATAACTAATTAATTAATAATGCAGTTCCAATTACTGTTATTATTCCAACCCCTATTGTTAATTTATTTTTAAACTTTTGTTTTTTTAAATCCAATTGTAATTTTTTTGTTAACTCCTGGGATATTTCTAATTGATTAGATTTTTGGAATAATATAGAATTAAAATTATTAATTTGTAAATCTAAATTAGATATAATACTATCTTTTAATATACTTTTTTGATTTAAAATATTAATCTTATCCCCTAAAAGTATTATTTCTTGTTTATTACCATCCCCTTTAATAAGATCTTTAATTACTAACCGGGCTATTGGTTTTTTTAATCGAATCGTTGTACTGTCTGTAACGGTCTGTGAAGAACTTTTCAAGCTCGCTAACATTAAAAGAATCAACAGCATCCATTTTAGTATTAATTTCATATTTTAATGATTTTATTCTATTATCTTTTAAACCTAACTCTAGATCTAATTCTTTTACTTGAGTTTCTAGAGTATCAACTTTATAAGTTAATTCATGGTTTATATTATGTAGTGAATCTATTTTTTGTTCTAATTTCTTTATCTCAAAATTATATTGTTCCACATAACTTTCATCTTCAGAGAAGAATAAATATGAAATAAAAACACTAGATAATAATAATAAAGCTATATATAAAAATCTTTCTTTAGACGACATTTTTTTCTAATTTAGCAACCATTGCTTCCAATTCTTTTTTAATTGGAGTTTTTTTCTTTAGTTTATCCTTTATTTTTTCTTTTTCTACTCCGTCTGCTTTGCTATACTCACGTGCTAGTGATTTCATTTCAGCCGTTATTGATTTTAAAGACTTAAGTGCTATATCTAATTTTTTATGTTTACCTCTAGCCCCTTTAGCTTGTTTAATTGCTTTAGCATCTAAGTCATCATCTTCATCTTCTTTTATATCATAGGGGTTTTTATGAGGATTTACAAGGGTATCATATGCTTTACCAATATCACCACCATATAAATTATCAGTGATTTTTTTACCCAACATTCTTAATTGGTCATTATTTAAAGTATGTTCTTTTCCAAATCCTTCTAAATAAAATTGACCTATATCTTCATAGTCATAAGTAAAATCTTTCATTAATGGTGTTGCATTTTCTTCTAACTTATAACTTGCTGTGCTATCTTTTACACCTTGAAGAAATCCTCTTCTATAATATTTGTAATCAAGTTCATTATTGATACCAATTACATCTTTATTAAAATGCATGTTTACAGCATATTCACCATCGTCATATCCTATGTCTTGTAAATCATCTAGACCTACATTAGCTTCTGCTAAGTTATCTGTTGCTATGAATCCATAATCTTCTCTTTCTTTTGCTTTCTCCATTGCAGTGTGACGTGGTAGGTTTTTATATACTATATTACCCTTTCTATCAATAACATTGTAAGCTCTATGTGAAGGTGTATAATCTTCTTCTATACCTGCTTCTTTTTTAGCTGCATCTAAATCTTTAACTGCTGCCGTTAATTCTTTAGTTTTAGCAATTTCTGCATCAGTATCTTCAGATAATGTAGAGATAATGTTTTCTCTTATATAGTTCTTTAATTCAGATTTTTTCATTATAATAAGGTTTTATTATAAATATGTTAAAGATTAGTAATATTCAATATTTGTTGAATTCGTTCCTCTGTAGATCCAGATATTTTTTCTATTGTATTGCATTTATGGCCATATCTTTTAATTAATGTTGTAATAGTAAAATCAATTAAATCTCTATAATGTTCATCTGTCTCACGTACACCATTATCTTCAATTTTTATCCCATAGGGAGATATATAAAATATGTAATCATATTCTCTGACAAATTCACTAGCATATGTTTCAAATGCTTCTTTATCTTGGTGAGGTATTGATTTAGCATTCATTGTAAATGCCATAACATCAAATACTGTTCTATCCGTAATAATATTATCTTGGATTAATTCACCACAACGTTCAGCTAAAAATACTGTTTGTCCTTTTAATGTTGAGTCAGTATTTAAAGGGATACCTAATGACATTAAATGTTGGCTACGTTCAGTAGCAAAATTATAATCTTTAAATTGTGGTAAATCTTTTAAAGCATTAACCAATGTCGTTTTACCTACGCTCATTGTACCGCATAAACCTATTTTCATATTATTTTAATTTCTGTGATTTTGCCCTTTAGGGGCTGGTTGTTTGTACCAGGGTAATCCTGTTTGTTGTCTAATTGCTTCTTTATGGTCTTCTTTTGTATAAGGTATACCATAAAGATAATATTCACCTTTTTTTTCATTACCTTCAGGTATTAAGGCAGGTCCTTCCCAGTTATGAAGTTTACCATCCCATATATAAGCTATTGTTCCATCTGCTTTTTTTAATTTTTTACTTTGGGGGAATGGGGTTTTTGTTTCTTTTTTCATTTGTATTGTTTATAGTAAATATATGAAAGCTATTTTAATTCTCCAAAAGTGTTTCAGCAACATAAGTACCTTGTGCACCACTCACCGTTATACCTCTAGCTGATAAAGCATCACCAACAAAGTGGACGTTAGGATACTTGGTAAGGGCTAGATTAGAATAATCGACGAGTGGCTCAGGAGAAAGATATTTTACTTCAGGCACGTAAATACCCCAATCATCTTTTAATGTTGGAAATACTTTTTTCATATCTTCAATAAAATCATACACATACATAAAGTATGGTTGCATTGCTTTTGAAATTTTATGTAATGTATCTACTTGTATAGCTGATACATTTACTCCTTCAGATGTTGTTGATGGTTTTCTACTTGGACTATAGTATAATCCTGTACCATCTATCTGTAATTTTTTAACTACATCTCTAGACCAATCAAATGGTTTTTCAATACCTCTAACTTCCATTAATATACCAAAATTGGTCATATCATTTCGGAACGCTTCATCTTTTTTAGCGTGTCCATTGTACGAATGGTCTCCATACGTTTCTTCAACGGCAACATATGCTGCATTGTTGTTTGTACAGAAAGAACGTAATGATACTCCTTTGTCTTCATATTTTCTATATAATTTGAAATCATAGGATACATCAATTAATTTTTGGAAGTGTTTTTGTGGTGCTTCAAATCGAACACCTATTTGTACTGGTTTAGGTTCAGTTGGTAAATCATATTTTTCAGCTAATACTTTACCAAAGTCAATACCTGATTTAC